AAACTTAAAATTAATAAATCATAATAGACGGGAAGACTATATATACAAGTTGCTTGACTATTATAACGGGGGTCATACTTCACAATACATAGAAAAAGCTTTTGATGCAGATGCTTTTAGAGAAATACCCCCATATGAAGCCAATATAACAAAAAGATTTATCAACAAGATGAGTCGTATATACACACAAGGGGCTAAACGAAATGTAAGCAAAAAATACTCCTCCTTGACTCTGTTAAAAGACACTCGAATGAAAAGTATCGAGCGTATGACTCGTCTTGTTGGTAGTGTTGCTAATCGTATTATGTGGAATGAAGAAAGCCAGATTTTTGATTACAGACCTGTTTATTTCTTTCATCCATTTTTTGGTGATGATCCTTTTACTCCGTCTGCTATATCTTACCCACTCATTCAATCTCCAGATGAGGTTTCAAATATAAATAACTTAGAATATATAATATGGGACAGCAATGGATTTACAGTAATAGATAGCGAAGGAAATATAATCAAAGAAGGTAAGCATGGGTATGGTGTACTTCCTTTTGTTTTTACACATCGTGAAGTTCAAACAGATTCTTTCTTTGTCGATGGGGCAAATGACCTAATTAGTGCCAATGAACACATCAATATTGCTATGACGGAAATGCAACTAGGGCTTCGTTTTCAAATGTTTGGGCAGCCTGTAGCGACAGGAGTTGAATTAGGGAATAAGCAAAGATTTGGATCTGATGTAACTTTAGAGCTTCCAGAAGGAGCTACTTATAACATAGTTGCACCACAAGGAAATGTTCAAGAAGTAATAGACAATATTAAGTTCCAAGTAGAACTTGTAGCTCAAAACAATCATATGTGGGTTCAATGGTCTGAATCTGGTGGTGAAGTTCCTAGTGGAATTAGCCTTATGATTAAAGATTTGGAATATCATCACGACTTCGTTGACGATATTGCAATGTGGAAAATGTACGAACAAGAATTTTATCAAGTAGAAAAAGCAATTGCCTCTTCAAGAGGTATAAGCCTTCCAGAAAAGTTTGGTATAGACTTTGAAGAAACAGAGTATCCTAAATCAGTTCAGGATCAAATCATGTGGGATAAACATAGACTTGAAATGAACCTTATTTCAGAAGCAGATCTTTTAGTAGAGTACAATAAAGATCTAACAACAGAAGAAGCGGAGAAAATAATTGCCGAAAACAAATCAAAAAACAAAGAACTCTCAATCTTTGAAAGGGCTCGTCAAGAAGCTCAAGAAACTCCAAGACTTTGATATAGTCCTAGAGGGAGATGTTGACGAAATACTAGACAACCCATCATCTTGGGCAGAGAAATTTGCAGAGAAGCAAATCATGGAATTTGTGCCTAATTATATGCAAGCTAAAAAAATAGGCGTTGAATTTGCCAAAAAAATTGTTAAATTAGAACAAGATGAAACTAACAATCAAAACTAACTTTAGTTTTTCCAAAGTCAATAGAAGAATTAACGCTATGATGAATAGCTCAGTACGAGAAATGCGTCAAGGCGGTGCTGAAGATTTTAAAGCAAATATTGATGCTGGTATTAGTCCACCTTTAAAAGAAAAAACCACCATGCAGGTAAGAAAGATAAGAGGTATATCTGGAGATAAGCCTTTATATGCTACTGGTGCTTTATATGATAGTATTAAAGAAGTTAAAGATGGTGTCCAGATGATGGAATATGGATTATTTCACGATAAAGGGTTTAAGCCAAGCAAAATTCCTGTAGTTAGGAAAAACTACTATATGATGATGAAAAATTTAAATACACGAGTTCCAGAAAGAAGCTTTATAACAATAAAGACTGAAACCTTTGTTAGTGCAGTAAATAGTTTCTGGAAGGAATTTACAACCGCACTCAGAAAATAATGGCAGATGAACAAAATATTACAGAGGAAAATCAGGAGGCTCTTGAAAAAGGTGATGAGAATATCCTTTTGTGGGCAACGCTCGGAATATCTTTTGGAATTGATATCTTTGTCACGGAACTTGAAAGAGAGGTTGCGTTACTTAGAGCTTCAGGAATTGGAGAGGCAGAGATCTCAGGAATACTTGGAAGAGATCTTAAATCCAACGGTAGGATCTTCGGTGCTTTTAGAAATACAATTAAGCGAGGAATCGTATCAACTATTATGCAAGCATCTAGGCAAGGACAAGATTCGGTTTATGGGGATCGCGTAGATTTCGCTTGGATTAGCGTAGGTTCTCCTAGAATATGTGTTGACTGTGAAGGTAGAATCGGAGAAGTTGACACTTGGGAGAACTGGGAAAGAAGAGGATTGCCTGCTAGCGGATTTTCAGTATGTAAAGAAAGATGTTATTGCCAATTAATCCCAACAGATATAGAAATGGACGAAACTGTTATTGTTGATTAGCTTCTGCTTCGATAACTTTTTGCTGCCAAGCTTTACGCTGACCTTTTGATGCTCTACCACCCTTTAATTGCTCTATACCCACAGCTTTAGCCCTTTTAGCCCACTTATAAGCCTCTCTACGCTTTATATTGCGATTTTTAGCTTGCATCTTAGAAACTCTATCAGTCTTTATTATCTCTTCAACTTTCTTATTTTCCTCTTTAGTGCGAACTTTGGGATCTTCTTCTCTTCTCTCAGGTAGTTCAACTTCAGGTAGTGCTTTATCCATTTCTTCAACAAATTCAGCCTCCTCAAATTCCGTAGTTGGTATCTGCTTTGAATTAAGCCATTTATCATATGGACTTAAAATATTAACATTGACATTCTTATCCATCTTTCCTTGACTCTCCAATACAAGTCTTCCAGCTTGGACATTACCTTGTAAGGCTTCATTTATCATTGCTTTCATAACAGCAGGTAAATACATACCAACCTCTGCGGTATATCTTTTATAAAACTTCTCTACGAAATTAGCATCTTTACGCCAGTTCAATAAAACCTTTTCACTTATTCCAAGAGTTTCACATACTTCTTTATGGGTAATATTTGGGTTGTTTACATATAGATCAATCGCTACATCTTGGGCGGGTATTTTTGCAATGTCGTTCATATCTTAATATAATTAATCTCGTCATTACTAAACAAATACTTTCGTCATTCTTTAAAACTTTTTTAAAAATTACAGTTTTAGTGTTTATCTCCTCTATTTTGTGGGGTATGCTCTCCCACAATCAGGGTATTCGCCTATCCGCCCTGTACCCCTTCTAGATTATCCCCTCGGTAATTCCCGATCTTGATATAAATTTTTCTAGGCTTTCTTTATGTTTGTGTGCGGTATCGATTAACCCTTAAATGATAAATAAATGATAAATAAATGATGGTTAAATAAACTTAATTAATACATTGAATAACGCATTAAATACATTGTGTTACTATATATGTAGTTACCTGTAATGATTTGAACGGGGGCGGGGTGCGTATTAAATATAATTATCAAATATACTTGCAATTGTCATTCGTAAAGCTTAAATTCAAATTGTAATGTTAATTAAATTAAAATAGAAAGGTATTAAATATGGTTAAATATAAATATAAATATGATAATGACACAAACGGGCATTTAATAACATCAGTTAAATATAAATTGCAAAATGGATTTAAATGTGAACTGGCACGCACTAGACACGATTACTTAGCTTGTTGCGTGATAACTGGTGGCACTACAAATTGTAAATATACTTTATATATAAATGGTAAATCTCTTGGTAGTAACTATTTTTTTAGTGAATTTATTCACGATGAAAATAAAATTTCAGTAATTCATAATCAATTAGTTAATGAAGACTTTCAAAACAAATAATAAAAAAAACAAGGGGTATAAATAATGAATAAAAAACATATGTTAATATTTAATGAAATTGAATATACTTTGTTATGTGTGTTTATGGTATTCAATTTAGGTACTATTATTACGGGCGTGTTGTTCTGTTACTTTATATTAAACGGCTACAATTATGACCCGTTTTTATTTTTCTTTTTATGTTTTGCAAGCATTCAAGTATTAATCATAACAATAATATTAATAAATAAACGGGGGTAGATAATGAATAAAAAGCAATTAATTGAAAATATAGGTGGAATAAGTGTTACTTCAAAAATGCCGTGCGATAGTTTTAATTTGAGTGCGTTTTATTGCAATACGGGTAGTAAGTTAAGAAAAATAAAAAATTCGGCTTGTTCGGATTGTTACGCATTAAAAGGTAATTATATAAGATATAGAAAAACTTTAGATAACGCACACAAGCGTAAAATGAATATATATAATGATAATCATTTAAAATGGCGTAATAACTTTGTGTTATATCTAAATAAGTATGCAATTAAAAAAAGTAATTATTGGCGTTGGTTCGATAGCGGTGATTTACAATCATATCAAATGTTATTAGATATAATCTTTATTGCTAAAAATACGCCCAATATTATGCATTGGTTACCAACACACGAAAGGGGGCATTATAACAAGCTATTAAAAAACAAACATATTAAAATTCCTGATAATATATGCATAAGAGTTTCCGCACCTATGCAAGATAGTATTTTAAAAGGGGTGCAAAATACATCATCTATACATAATAAAAAGGTAAATGATGAAGGTACATTTAATTGTGTAGCACCTAAACAAGATAATCAATGCTTAGATTGTCGGGCTTGCTGGGATAAAGATATTAAAAATATAAACTATCTAAAGCACTAACAATATTAAATATCTACTAAAAGGGGGCTTTTAAGCCCCTTTTTTTTTATCCCTAATTAATATCATATCTAAATAAATAAAAGATCTTTAAAACATACCTAAATAATAAACAAGCATAAAAAGAATAAATCTTTTACATAAAAGAAAAAATCTTTTAAATAAAGAAAAAGCTTGCTTTGTATTACTTTTTATTTGTTTTATGTTAATCTATGCTAATTTTAAAACACTTAAAAACAGC